GTACATGCTACATACAAAATCAACGTAGTTATTAGTAAAATGTGATGATAATGTGACGTCGATTCCCTTTATATCCACGTCTAAATAGTTACAACCTTGTCCTCCTATTTCAGTAATCCAATCCGCTATGATTCCGAACTTCGTCACGGGATTCACACAATTGGCAAAACCTTTCCAAGTCTTTATCTGACCTTGGTAAATCGAAATGGCTAGATCTCCTAAGAAACATCTCTCCGCTACTTTAACAAGAGAGTTGGGGCTCGCAATAATGCGAGTTCTGCCTTCCATTAACTTTTTCCATTTAATTGGCTCGTCTTTGAGGAAATTTTTAATAGGCCACACAGGGCTGTGGTGATCGAACTGGTGGACAAAATTTTCACTGTTTGCTCTGAAACCACTATCAGCAGCCCTTTCACCCATAGTCCACTTAGGGCGTCCAAAAGGGTCTATCCCAACAGACTTACGAGCAGGTAACTTAGGGAGGTCAGCAACATCGCCATCTAACACTTCTTTAACTGAAAATACCCTCATAGTTGGAGCACGCGCACTTGACAAAAACTGGTTTACCTTATGTGCTACATCGTCAAGTACAATCGAAAGTTCTGGGTCTACACCAGTGCGTTTCGCTGAAATAGATGCATGGACCAAATAAGGATTCTTTCTGTGGTCAGGTATGTCACACCTTCCCTTGTCAGTGCAAACCTTGATATCTGAAGTCAATAACCCATAAACCAACACATCAGGATCTATTGTTCCTTTACGGGCAAGATCGCGCGCATATGATACGTCTAAAATCTGGACACCGAATTGTGATGCTATCTCGGTGACATCTGAACAAATAATGCTACCACATTTCTCGTTTGATTGAAAATCAGTGTTTTTGACGATATAGTCGCCAAAACTAAGGCGTGTGACGGGGCTTGACGCATTCTCAACAACATTAGCATCGACTGTATAACAGGGGGTCACACTAGTGTCTACGTCACCTAACTCTCTAAGGGCATCCATACAATCTTCGCGAAATAAAGGAGCACCAAGGTATTGTGTACCCTGCATCGCGAAATGGAGTCCGAAAATTATGGAATTTTGAACTCCAGAATCATTCATTAACAATGGTAAACCACAGTCTCCTAGCGTCGTTGGATTGCCGTGGTCAAAACACTTAACAGTTCCAATAGGTGTATAAATGTCTTTAATTCGCACTTTACAATCACGTGAATATGTATGCAGGCTAGGAAAATACCGCTTCATTATAACATTAATTTGCTCAGTGTTCCTATATTTCCCTGCAAACTTTTCAAAGCTGTCTCTAGGCATGACACAATTCACGTATGATGACTTACTCTGACTGTAACTATTGACAGTGACATGGTGCGGAAGTTTAAAAAACATGAGGTCTCTGTCGTCAACAATCTTAAATTGGCCAATATAAAATTCATAAACACAATTAGAGCTCGCGCTGATCAATTTTATGCGACATTGTGTTATATTTAATGACCGTTGTAAGAAATAATGCTTAGGACATGTAAAAGTCCTAAACCCTATACGCAGAGCATGTGCTGTCTGCTCTCCATGTTCACTGCTGATCACCATCTTGTAGACCATACGATCGACAGTTTGTTGAGCATCTATAACATTTTGGTTGACTCGAGACTGTGTTTCCACTGGGGGAGGAGGAGACGCCCATCTCAGTGCAGCGGCAAAAGCTTGAAAAGCAATATATCCGACAAGGAATTGAGTGGCAAATCCGAGAACTTCACTATGGTCCTGGTACAATCTAATTATAGCATTGCCACACTCATGAAAGAATGGACTGAGATGAGTGTTCAACAATCGTATGTTGTATGATGCAAAAGCTCTCTCAAACTCCCTTCCTAGAATACCATGTCTGCCTAACTCTCCCTTAGTGGGATCACGCTCACCACTTTGAAAACCCATGTGGTTGGCAATAGCTATAAATGGGTCGTTGGAATCTAATAACGAAGCTATGCTTTCACAAACAGGGCCAACATGACGTTTAAAGTGGTTATAACCATCACTAATCACCTTAACGCCAGCATCTACTTTTGCTTTTGTCCATGCGACATTATCCTCGATCATCCCGCAAAAATAGGCGTAATCGGTCTCCTTTGACCGGTAATTATGGACCCGTGTGCCACGTTTCAACTTCCAATCACGGAATCGTGTCTTAAATATCTGATACAATTCGTCAATGACATCACTGGGTCGAACCCATCCACCCTCTCCTTTTCCACTGGATAATTTGAACAAGATGGGACAATCTACTGATCCCCAATTAACAACTTTAGGCCGAATCCGGTATACTTGTCCAGCTGGATTAGCAGCTAAATATAAACTGGTTTGTCCATTGTACTTCGTATATAACTCTGTGTTGCACAACATTGGATTAAGGTAGGCTGTATAGATATGGAAACGCCGACGTGGGGCTTCGGGACACTGGACATTCTGTGAGCCGGCGGCTGGGTCATCTATGTTTGATGAACAACACACGAAAGGACTAGTAAAGAAAGTCGACTCTTTCAAATCTAATGCAGCCATGGTTAATGGGTACTCTTGTGGTGAAATAGCCATTACCATATCCTGTATACTCTTGGCTGTTATCTGTTTGTCAGTAGACTGTAATGAGTCGTCAACAATTGACAAAGGTTGTCCTCTGTACCCGTCCCAGAAATCACTAACTGTGTTACGCGAATAGCAAAACCTGTCAAAACACTCATCACGTGTGAAGTTGGGATTAAAGTAAACATCTCTGACCTCTGGGTCGTTATACATCTTATCAAATAACATAGACGGAAGTGTATGTGATGTAAAGTAACTCTTACCAACCCCTGCATCACCGTGTATCCATAACCCAACTGGTTCGGGTTTGTTTCCAGAAAATGAAGCATAATTCTGGGTGTAATCATCTGCAATCTGGATAAGGCGCCGTGAAGCAGTTTGTTTAAAAACAGTTTCCATATCTCCAACTCGGGCCATCAAATCGCGAACTACAGCTCGGTCATATAAAGATCTATCCCTCTTTACTGCACGTGCGAACGTGTCTATTTGCTCCAGCAACATTTCAGGGGTGTCTAAAGATCCTCCAAAGATATCGTTTATAAAATCAAAATGAGTTCCTATCTTACGTTCCCAAGACTTGAAAGATTTCATAGCTGCAACAGATGCGTCCATAAATGAACCAACGCTGACGTCATATCCTAAATAGGTGCCAAATATCATTATCAAGGCCCCAATCTTGGTAGGTGCTAAACTTTGAAATTGAAACTTGTTACTGAACCCGGTCACCAATGGGTCCACAATGGCACGCAGATGGGTATACACTCTATCTCCAAAATGGTAAACAAACAAGCCAACAGCTAATAATATACCGCCACCAAGTAACACTTTAGATAATGAAAATTTATCATAAACATATTGTACAAGGTCTCGTGGTACAATTTTATCTAGAAGTGTTAAAAGTGACTTAACGCTGCATGTCTGTCGCAGTGCCTCTAATGTTGTGCCGAACCTATTTTTGATACTAGATATAAAATCCCAAAAGGCATCTGAAACTGCATCTTTCGCAATGTTCGCAAAAGTTGGGCGCAATTCTGTGGCGTAAACGTCGACGATATCTTTTACCGCTTGTTTAACTGGGTCTTCGACTAAGGCGTCTTTAACGTGGTCAACAACTGAGTTAAAAACATTCTTGACGAAATTAGGGATTAGCGACACTTGAAGCTCAACGTCGTCTTTCTCCCTTAGCATGATATCAACGTTAAAACCATGTAAGACCAGACGCGGCATGTCTGGTTTGGCCCATTGGGAAACAGTAAAAGTGTCAGACTCCCAATCTGAAACCCAGTCTGCAACTAGTCCTGTTGCACGGTCATACTTCAGTCTGTCTCCACATTTAGAAGTTAAGTCAACATATCTATTACGGTCGGTACGAGCATTGCAGTGTATTCTTCGTTTCGAAAAGTCTACATATGGAACTTCTGGCATTTTAAAATCGTAAGTTTTACTTTCACGAATTGGACGTAGTTTGGTTTTCCTAGTCTCTGTAACCCACCCATCGAAATCAATGGGATGGCATTTAATATGGGCCTTATGTTCAACGCTCTCTTCAACTGTTTTAACAGACTGTGTGGTGACTTCTTCTGTGACTATAATTTCCTTAACAATTTCAACTTTTCTTCCGAGAAGGAGAGCTTGAGCATAGCTCCCATATCCTCCACGTAAAATACACGTGTATCCTTTGACATGTCCTTCTCTAATCAAAGGAAAGTCAGTTGGTAAAAAGTTGGGTTTTATAAAACAAACTTTTGACTTTGTAGATCCGCGTACGGCAAAGTCACTATTCCAATCGCGTCGGGTACCCCGACGCACAGCCTGTGCTTTTTCACCATGCACAGATGGGTGCCTGCAACTAGCTAGGCTGTCATTTGTTGGTGTTAAAATCATTGATTTAAAGGTTTGCTTCTTAGGCAATGTATCAGTGACGCTACTACCGTTGATAACTGATAATCTCTCAACGGAGGAAATAATTCCAAGATTGAATTCTGTAGATCCACGTATGGCAGAATTCTCATTCAAAAACTCGGTAATAATGTGCTGTTCTGGCAGGCCAGCGTCCTGGGTGTGTGTGTTGTGAAAAGTCATTTTTGCTAGATTGCGGGGTTCGCAAGCTGCAAAAACAACTCGCATATTAATAACTATCTATAACTATCTATACATATCCATACTCTATTACACTACTTAAACAAAAATTACAAAACGTGTGAAAACTGAATAAACAATAAACAATATCAAACGAAAATAAAAATTACATAAAAACAAAACATAATGTAATAGATAACGTAAAGGTGGAGTTAAACCGAAACTTTGATTCTAACAAAACTCTGGTCAAACAAAATAAATATACACCTTCACAACATAAAACATTTAAGTTACATTCTAATCAACTATGATTCTAACATAGCCTGGAACTTCCTCAGTTCCAAAATGTAACTCCACA